ATCCACGACGACCAAGTTGATGCTGTTGTGCAAGACCCCCGTGGGATAACCCGCGCTTAAAGGATTAAAAATGGACCCGTACAAATTTCCCGACGAAGGGGAAGACAATTCAAAAGATTCAGGTGGTAACACTGAAATAGAAATTGAAATTGTTGACGACACCCCTGTCCAAGACAGGAACCGCAAGGCTCTGGACAGAGAAGTTTCCGATCCGTCAGAAGAGGAGATGGACAACTACACGGATAACGTCAAGAAACGTATCAAAGAGCTGACGCATGCGCGACACGACGAACGGCGTGTCAAAGAAGCCACAATGCGTGAAAAAGAAGAGCTAGAACGTCTTGCGCGGCAGTTGATTCATGAAAACAACAACTTGAAGCAAAACGTCAATTATGGGCAAGAAGCCTTTGCCCATACCGTTAAGCACGCAGCAAACGCAGAACTTGCTGACGCTAAACGTAAGTACAAAGAAGCTTACGAAGCAGGGGATTCTGATGCGCTTGTAGAAGCCCAAGAATACCTTACTGATGCAAAAATGCGTTTTGAGGCCGCGAAAAATTTTCGCCCAACCCCTTTACAGCAAACAGAAACTGAAGTACAACCACGTAATGTTCCGCCACCCGCGCCGACAGTGGACGATAAAACCTTGCGCTGGCAAGCAAAAAACCAGTGGTTCGGTCAGCCCGGGTATGAAGAATTAACCAGCTTTTCACTAGGGCTGCATCAAAAACTAGTAAATTCGGGGGTTGACCCTCGCTCTGATGAATATTTCGAGAGAATTGACTCTCGCATTAAGTCCACATTCCCAGAAGTTTTTGGACGTGAAACGAAGTCTGCTGAGACCTCCAGACGATCTACAACAGTTGTTGCTTCGGCGACCCGTTCGACAGGGACACGAAAAGTTGAAATGACACCAACGCAACTCGCCTTGGCTAAAAAACTTGGATTAACCTCGCAGCAATATGCAGTTGAAGTACTAAAAATGGAGAAATCAAATGGCTGAAGTTCGCAACCCTCGTGACCTTGCGTCCCGCGAAAAACAAGTACGCACAGTGTATGTACCACCTACATCTCTGCCTGATCCACTACCCGAGCCGGGAATTGCGTTTCGCTGGATAGCGACACACGTTCTTGGTCAAGCTGAGACCCGTAACGTATCTACCAAGATGCGTGAAGGTTGGGAGCCTGTAAAGGCAGCGGATCATCCAGAATTGCAAATGTATGGCAATGCTGCCACAGGTAACGTTGAAATCGGGGGGCTCATGCTCTGCAAGTGCCCCATTGAAAAAATGCAAGCCCGTGAAGAGTATTACAACCGACAGGCGCAAACCCAGATGGATTCGGTGGACAACCACTTTATGCGAAACAATGACCCGCGTATGCCTCTGTTTGCTGACCGCAAGTCAACGACCAGTCGCGGCAGTGGGTTTGGTTCAGGTTCATAATTCAAGGAGCCCTAAATGGCATCTACCGCAACGCCCTACGGCTTTAAAGCCGTAAACGAGTTGGGTGGCCTACCTTATGCGGGTAGCACTCGACAATTCCTCATTAACCCTGCCGGGTACAACACGAACATCTTCAATGGTTCGCTCGTGTATGTGAACACCAGCGGCTATCTGCAAATCGCCACATCCACTGGTGCTGATGCAACTACCAACGGTTTCCCCACTGGTACTGCAAACACTGGCTGTATTGGTGTGTTTGTTGGCTGTTCGTACGTGAACGCACAAGGCCAAGTGATCTATGCTCAGTACTACCCAGCTAGCACTGTGGCACCTACTGGTACAGCCATCACTGCCTATGTGATTGACGACGACCGTGCTGTGTTCCAAGTTCAGTCTGCTGGCTCTGTCACGCTGGCTGCATTGGGCGCAAACGTGTACCTGAACGCTGCTCAAAGCACTTCGACCGGTTCGACCACCACTGGCAACTCAAACACTGCTGTTGTTGCAGGCTCTTCTGCTGTCACTACTACTGCCGCTTTCCGCGTCATTGGTTTTGTTGACATGCAAGGCTTCTCGACCGTGGGTGACGCCTACACTGACATTCTGGTGAAGTTCAACCCCGGATACCACTCTTACAGCAACGCTGTTGGTCTGTAAAAGGAGCTAAATCATGGCTATTTCACGCGCACAACTGCTCAAAGAATTGCTTCCGGGCCTGAACGCTTTGTTCGGTATGGAGTACGCACGCTACGGCGAAGAGCACAAAGAAATCTACGAAACAGAGAAGTCTGAGCGTAGCTTTGAAGAAGAAACCAAGCTGGCCGGATTCGGCGCTGCTCCGGTCAAGAACGAAGGTTCTGCCATTGCTTATGACAATGCGCAAGAGGCGTTCACTGCCCGTTACAGCCACGAAACCATTGCCTTGGGCTTCTCCATCACTGAAGAAGCTGTTGAAGACAACTTGTACGACAGCCTGTCTGCTCGTTACACCAAGTCTTTGGCACGCGCCATGGCCTACACCAAGCAAGTTAAGGGTGCTTCCGTTCTGAACAACGGTTTCAGCGGCTCTTACTTGGGTGGTGACGGTGTGTCGCTGTTTGGTGTGAACTCTTCCAGCACTCGCGTTGGTCACCCCCTCATTAACGGTGGTGTGAACTACAACAGCCCAAGCGTTGCAGTTGACTTGAATGAAACTTCGTTGGAAAACGCTGTTATTCAGATCGCTGCTTGGACTGATGAACGTGGTCTGTTGATCGCTGCCCAACCTCGCAAACTGATTATTCCTCCAGCACTGCAATTCGTTGCAACCCGCTTGTTGGAAACCAGCCTGCGTGTTGGTACAACCGACAACGACATCAACGCGTTGAAGAACAATGGTTCGATCCCAGAAGGTTATGCAATCAACCACTATCTGACCGACACCAACGCATGGTTCTTGACAACTGATGTGCCAAACGGTCTGAAGCACTTTGAGCGTTCGCCTTTGACGAACTCCATGGACGGTGACTTCGACACTGGTAACGTCCGCTACAAGGCCCGCGAGCGTTATTCGTTCGGCTGGTCTGATCCCCTCGGTATGTGGGGTTCTTCAGGTTCAACCTGATAAAGTGAGAAAGGGGCCTTGTGCCCCTTTTTCTTTTGGTGTATATTGGGCCATCCGGGCCTACCGGTGTATCAAACCGTCCCGGCGGACGTCATGCAAGATTGATACACCTTTAACTGCATGAAGGAAATATCATGGGATTCGCAACACACCTCGGCCCTTGGCTGCTCGGCACTGTCAAAAACACTTCCGGCACCACTGCTGGCACGATCCGCAACTTGGGCTGTACTGATGTTTCTCAGTCTGGCGTAACAACTGTTGCAGACACTACGGCAACTACTCTGTTTGCAGTGCCTGCTGGTTCACGCATTATCTTGATTACTGTTGACATTACTACCGCTTATGCTGGTACTACAGGCAATACTATTACCATCAAAGCGGGCTCAACAACACTAGGTACTGTTGGTGGTGCTACCACGACACCTTTGTCTGTTGGCCGCGCAACATTCACTATTACTGACGCGAATATTGCTACCTATGTAAACGTAGGCACAACTGATGTCATCATCACCGCTACTTACGCTTGTGCTGGTACAGCATCCGGCGGTTCTGCAACGGTTGGAATGGTTTACGCAGTGCGCGATGCTGATGGTTCACAGAATCCTGCTTCAACTTAATTGATCTTGGGGGCTGCGGCCCCCGTTTTAAAGGAGATTGATTATGACGATGCAATACGACGTAAAACAGGCGCACCTAAACCAGTCCGGGTTTATGGTTCTTGACCGTGTACGTGTTAAAGCTGTCGCTTTTGTTGGCACTGCAACCGCAGGTCAGTTTGTACTTTTTGATACAACCACTGCCCCTGTTTCCAGCAGCGTGTCCTACGCTCGTTCTGGCGCTACGATAACCGTCTCCAAGACGGCGCACGGTTTATTGGCTGGGCAAACAATCGGCATTGACTTTGATTCTGGTACAGGCGGTTCAGCCACACCCGGAAACTATGTAATTGCCACAGCCAGCGCAAACAGTTTCACCATCACTGACATCAACTCTGGCACCATTTCCGGTTCTCCCACCGCTGTGTACTCCACAGGCCGCTGGTTGATGACTTTTGATGTTGCCGCTAACGACATTTACAACAACGGCAGCAGCGTTATGCCCGGCGAAGGTATGCTGGCGCAAAACGGCGTATATGCGTACGTGGTCAACTTAGCCGCAGTGAGCGTCTTCTATGGCTAAAGCAGCGCCCAAGAAAAAAGGCCCCTCACTGGCCGTTGGCCGTGGGGAGAAGCTGCCTATTTCCAAAGGTGCGGGCTTGACGGCCAAGGGGCGAGCTAAGTACAACGCCGCTACGGGCAGTAACCTCAAGGCTCCGCAACCCCAAGGCGGCCCCCGCAAAGACTCATTCTGCGCTCGGATGTCCGGTATGCCCGGCCCGATGAAGGATGAAAAAGGTAAACCTACACGCAAGGCTGCTGCTCTTGCAAGATGGAAATGCTGACATGACCGACCATACCGAAACCGTAAAATCCGTGGTTGATGGATTATCAATCCTTACCGTAATAGGGACATTGGCAGATATGCTTCCATCAGTCGCAGCAGTATTCACGATTGTGTGGACATCTATCCGCATATGGGAAACCGAGACCGTTAAACGGTGGACTGGCCGAACGGGAGGCAGCAATGCCGTCGACCAGTAAAAAACAACACAACTTCATGGCAGCAATCGCGCATAATCCCGCATTTGCCAAGAAGGTAGGAATTCCGCAAAGCGTTGGAAAAGATTTTGACGAAGCGGATAAAGGCAAAAAGTTTGGGAAGGGCGGGGCAACCCGCCCGGATGTGCAAGGTGTAAACAAGCCAAAAACCAATCATGGGAGTATGGCGTTATTTTCAAAAGGTGGTGATACTATGGCTTCCAAAATGAACGCTGGCTTCATGGCAATGATGGCTAAGAAAAAAGACGGCGCAGGCATGACCAAAATGTCCAAAGGCGGTTCTGCAATGTCTGCCAAGATGGGCTCTGTGCCCACAGGCAGCGGCATTGACGGCGTGGCTTCCAAGGGTAAAACCAAGGGCAAAATGGTCAAGATGAATATGGGCGGCAGAGCCTGCTAAGCCATGATGGCCAGTCGCGGTATGGGGAACATCTCCCCATCCAAAATGCCCAAAGGTAAAAAGATCGAACGCAAGGACGATCCGAACACCGTTGACATGTACGCTGAAGGCGGCGGGGTAAATGCTGCTGGTAACTACACCAAGCCCAGTCTGCGTAAGCGGATTGTGAGCCAAGTGAAAGCCGCAGCCACACAAGGCACTGGTGCAGGCCAATGGTCTGCCCGTAAAGCGCAGCTTGTGGCCAAAAAGTACAAAGCCGCAGGCGGTGGGTACAGAGACTGAGATGAAAGCGCCGCAGCAATCCCTGAAAGATTGGGGCGACCAGAAGTGGCGCACCAAGTCGGGCAAACCGTCAAGCAAGACTGGAGAGCGGTACTTGCCAGAGGCCGCAATAAAAAGCTTGAGCCCGGCAGAGTATGCAGCTACCACGAGAGCAAAACGGGCGGGTAAAGCAGCAGGTAAACAGTTTGTGGCACAGCCAAAAGGCATAGCCAAAAAAACAGCGGGGTATAGATAATGGCTTACGGTGATTACATGGGTGGTATGCGTGGAATGGGCAGACCTGCCCCCGGCGCTACACCTTACAAAGATTTCTTTGATCCAAGCAAGGGCGAGAGCCCTATGAATCCAGACGGCGATCGGTTTGCTGGCACAAAGTACGCTGGTACAGGCGGCCCTAAACCAGCAAGAAATCCAGATGGCTCCGTGCAAAGCGTCGGCCCAAATGGTGAGATGACTGGCGGTATGCCTATGATATATCCCGGCGGTTCGTCTTCGTTTAATGAAAGCACAGGTCAGTACGAAGCTGGACCCGGCAGGGCACCAGAATCGCAGTTGCAAGAACCTGAGTTGGGACCACCAAGCGATATGCAAACTGGCGGGCCAATGGAGCCGCAACCAAACTATTATCCGGGACTTCCGTCACGGTATGGCGGCGGAAACCAAGGACCTTTTGACCAAGGTCGTGGAGGCTATGGCGGTGGTCGTGGCGGTCGTGGCGGTTATGGCCAGCAAGGCGGCATGGGTGGCTTTGGCGGTGGTCGTGGAGGCTATGGCGGTCAACAAGGCGGCTACGGCGGCGGTAACCCCTACCAGATGCAGAACCCCTTCATGGGGGGCATGGGTGGTCAGCAAGGCGGCTTTGGCGGTGGTAACCCATATCAAATGCAGAACCCTTTCATGGGTAGTCAACAAGGCGGCTTTGGCGGTCAGCAAATGCAAAACCCTTTCATGGGCGGCTACGGCGGTGGTATGGGTGGCTACGGCCAACAAATGCAAAACCCTTTCATGGGGGGTGGCATGGGCGGTGGCATGGGCGGTTACGGCCAGCAAATGCAAAACCCATTCATGGGCGGTTACGGCGGTGGTTTTGGTGGTCAACAGCAACAACAAAACCCTTTTTCAGGGCTTGACCCACGAGCAATAGCAGCAAACCCTCAAGGTTTTCAGCAGTGGATGCAAGGCGCTCAGCAGTATTATGGCGGCGGCATGGGCGGCTACGGCGGTCAACAAGGCGGCTTTGGTGGCATGGGTGGCTATGGCCAACAGGGCGGTTTTGGTGGGGGCATGGGCGGCTTCGGTGGTCTCGGTCAGCAGATGCAGAATCCTTTTATGGGTGGTGGCATGGGGGGTTATGGTCAGCAAGGCGGTTACGGTGGTGGCATGGGCGGTTTTGGTGGTCAGCAGATGCAAAACCCCTTCATGGGCGGACAGCAAGGCGGCATGGGCGGCTTCGGCGGACAACAACCACAATCGGGGTTTGACGCAAACGGCCAACCACAAACCCAGACTTTTGGCGCACAGCCAATGCGGGAACCAAAACTTCCGAGCACTGAGGGCGATCAAATGATGACCACCCAAGGCGGTCCCATGGGCTACCAAGGCGGCGTGTTTGACGGCACAACCTCTTCTGGGTATCCTCGATAATGGCTACCAAAAATTGGATCAAAGACGCAATCAAGAAGCCCGGTGCTTTGCGCAAAGAGTTGGGGGCCAAAAAAGGCGAACCGATTCCTGCCAAGAAACTGGCGGCTGCGGCTAAAAAACCCGGCAAGATGGGCCAACGCGCACGTCTGGCAGAAACCCTCAAGGGGCTTAAGTAATGGCTTTCACATCCGGTGTCTCATCTTTTAACCTCGACCTCACGGAGATCGTAGAGGAAGCGTTTGAGCGTTGCGGCCAAGAGATGCGCACCGGATATGACTTGCGCACTGCGCGGCGTTCCTTAAACCTGATGTTTGCTGACTGGGCCAACCGTGGCCTGAACATGTGGACATTCGAGCAAGGGACGATCACGCTGGTTGCAGGCCAGAACACCTACGCGCTGCCCAACGACACGGTGGATTTGCTGGAACACGTCATACGCACGGGCGCGGGCAGCGCATCGACACAGGCAGACCTAACCATTACGCGTATCAGTGTTTCTACCTACGCCACCATCCCCAACAAGTTACAGCAAGCTCGGCCCATTCAGGTCTGGGTTCAGCGCATGTCTGGACAAGACGGCGCGGTAGGAGCGTTGGTTACAGCCACAGTTTCGGCTACAGCAACAACCATCTCGATCGACAACGTAAACAATCTGCCAGCCGCAGGGTTCATTAAGCTCGACAGCGAAGTCATCAGCTACGGGTACATCACACCCACGGCAGGATCGACTGCCGGAACACTGAACAACTGTGGTCGGGCGCAGCAAAGCACATTGGCCACAACCCATGCCGTAGGTGCTACGGTTTATTGGACTCAGGTTCCAGCTTTTACGGTTTGGCCAACCCCCGACAACACCCAGACATATCAGTTCGTGTACTGGCGGCTGCGCCGCACTCAGGATGCTGGCGGTGGTGTGAACGTCATGGATGTGCCCTTCCGTTTCATTCCTTGCATGGTTGCAGGGCTAGCTTACTACTTGGCTTTAAAAGTTGAAGGCGGGGCTGAGCGCTTACCTGTTTTGAAAGCCCAGTACGATGAGGCTTGGCAACTGGCTTCTGATGAAGACCGCGAGAAAGCTTCAGTACGGTTTGTGCCAAGACAGATGTTTATTGGAAGCGGTACGTAAATGGGTAACCGCTTCGCATCTGGCAAGAACAGTATCGCCATTTGCGATAGATGCGGCTTCCAGTACAAATTGACGGCCTTGAAGAAGGAAGTCATCAAGACAAAGATTTACAATCTGTTGGTTTGCGACGCGTGTTGGGACCCAGATCAACCGCAGTTGCAGTTGGGTATGTATCCAGTGGATGATCCACAAGCGGTGCGCAACCCTCGCCGGGACACAACATACGTGACGGCAGGGCCAAATGCACAGGGTTCTTTGACGGGTGGTTCGCGTGACATTCAATGGGGCTGGAACCCTGTTGGGGGTTCGCGGGCTTATGACGATCTGCTGACGCCAAATTATTTGGCAATGGCAGCACAAGTTGGTACAGTAACGGTACAGATAGGAGTTTAATATGGACAAATCAGATTTGAAACAGGACAAGGCCCTGATTAAAAAAGCGTTCAAGCAGCACGATGCGCAAGAACACAAAGGCGGCAAGGGCACATCCTTGAAGCTTAAAAAAGGTGGCCCTACGTCCGAAGACCGTATGCGCGTGGGCCGCAACATGTCCCGTGCAAACAACCAAAAGACAGGTTAATACCATGGCCAAGATTAACAACCTCCCCGCAGCAGCCTACGCTAAGCCGCACACCATGAACGGCAAGCCCGTGAACTTGGAAGAGAACCCCGGCAAAGGCGCAAACCGTAGCAAGCTGGACTCGATGGATGTGAGCATTGGTCGCATCAGTAAGTCTGCTGGCAACGAAGGCGTCAAGACCGATGGCATCAAAATCCGTGGAACTGGTTGCGCCACTAAAGGCGTGATGGCCAGAGGCCCGATGGCATGAACTACGCGGCTCTGAGCGCGGCTATTCAGTCGTACACTGAGAACTATGAAACCGATTTCATAGCGAACATTCCTGTCTTCGTAGCACAGGCAGAGCAGCGCATTTACAACATGGTGCAGTTTCCATCACTGCGCAAAAACATGACGGGGACGGTTACCTCAACAACACCTTACCTTTCTGCACCCAACGATTATTTGGCCACGTATTCTTTGGCGGTTATTGACGCAAGTGGAAACTACGAGTACTTGCTGAACAAAGATGTGAACTTCATCCGGCAGGCGTATCCCAAGGCTTCTGACACGGGGCTTCCCAAGTACTACGCTTTGTTTGGGCCAACAGTATCCGGCAGCACAATTAGTACCGAACTATCGTTCATGCTGGGGCCAAAACCTGATGCCACCTACACCGTGGAACTTCATTTTTTCTACTACCCAGAATCCATTGTCACGGCCAGCACAACATGGCTTGGCGACAATTTTGACACGGTGCTGTTGTATGGCTCACTGGTTGAAGCCTACACGTTCATGAAGGGTGAGACCGACATGATGCAGTTGTACGACGGAAAGTACAAAGAAGCTGTTGCGTTGGCCAAACGTTTGGGTGATGGACTTGAGCGTCAGGACGCGTATCGTTCTGGCCAATACCGTCAAAAAGTAACTTGATATGTCCATCGCGCAAACCACCACAACATCATTCAGAGTTGAACTGCTCCAAGCAGTTCACAACTTTGGGCCAACGTCACCAAACACATTCAAAATCGCGCTGTACACAGCAGCAGCCTCGTTAGATGCCACCACAACTGTATATACAACCAGTAATGAAGTGACGGGTACAGGGTACACAGCAGGCGGCAACACTTTGGTTATTGGCACCAGCCCGACTTCAGGCAATAACACGGCCAGCATCCCTACGGCGTACATCAGTTTCAACAACTCAAGCTGGCCCAACGCCACATTCACGGCCCGGGCTGCGCTGATTTACAACGCCACACAAGGCAACAAAACCGTTGCGGTTCTGGATTTTGGCTCGGATAAAACCGTAAGCAACGACACGTTCCAAATTGTTTTCCCCACCGCCGATGCCAATAGTGCCATCGTGCGCATCTCATAAGGACTCACATGCTGGTCACAACTACCAAAGGCAACATGGATGATTCTCTTCTTGAGAAAAAAGAAGGTTTCGTAGACAATGACAATGAGTACACATCATGGGTTGAGTATTGGTTGGATGGAGAGCTTGTTCATCGCTCCGCACATGTGACGTTGAAGAAAATGCCTGCCTTTGCTGGCGGCGAAACCGCTTCTTTTTAAGGAAATATCATGGCAAATACCCAATCAATGTGCACCTCGTTCATGGGCGAGTTGTTGACAGCTACACACAACTTTGGCACTGCGCCTATCCGTGCGGCAACTACTGCTGATACGTTCAAAGCAGCCCTGTACTTGACCTCTGCAACCCTGAATGCCAGCACCACAGCGTACTCGGCTACAGGTGAAGTGACTGGTACAAACTACACCGCTGGCGGCGTGACGGTGACCAACGCAACGGCTCCTACGGCAACCAACAGTTCATCGACTGCTGGCGTGGCTTACTGGACTCCTTCAGCTTCGATCACATACACCACAGTGACTCTGAGCACTGCGTTTGATACCGTGTTGATCTACAACAGCACCCAGTCCAATAAGGCGGTGTCTGTTCACACATTCGGTTCGCAAACCATTACGGCTGGTACATTCACACTGACCATGCCATCGAACACTACTACAACCGCTTTGCTGCGCTTGTCTACCACCTAAAGGGTAGGTCATGGCCGGATGGGGCACTGGCGCTTGGGGCTACGGCACTTGGGGCAATGGCGAGACCATCCTTACAGGTGATGAGGCCACGGGCGCTGTTGGTACAGTTACGGCTGATAGAACAGTTGCTCTTACGGGTGTTGGTGGTACGGGTTCAGTCGGTACGGTAGTTAACTCAGCTTCGGTTGCACTGACCGGGGTTGCGGCCTCGGGTAATGTGGGATCGGTTGCTGTCGCAGAACGTCAGATTGCTCTGTCTGGTGTCGCGGCCTCTGGTAACGTTGGCACGGTTGTTGGCTCTGAAGTTGTACCGGACACTGGGGATGCCGCAGTCGGCAGCGTTGGCACGGTAGGTATCTCGGTATCGGTAGCTCTGACAGGTGTTGGTGGTGTTGGCGCTGTTGGCACGGTTGTCGCAGCAAAGTCTTTTGCACTGACTGGGGTTGGTAGTTCGGGCAGTGTTGGTTCTGTTGTACCGTCAAGCACGGTAGCTCTGACGGGTGTTTTGGCTTCTGGGTTGGTGGGCACCGTCAGCGCAGACAAGAACGTAGCGATAACGGGTGTTGCGGGATCGGGCGCAGTTGGTACGGTTGTTCAGTCCCGTGCTGTTGGTTTAACTGGCGTAAATGTACAGGGCGTAGCAGGCGGGGTTATTGTTCCGCTTCCGTCCAATCAAGCCAATGGAGCAGTAGGTTCAGTTACAGCAGATCGCAGCGTTGCATTGACGGGTGTTGGCGGGTTGGGCGCGGTTGGCACGATGAGTATTGCTGCACGGATTCTGGCGTTGACTGGGGTGTCTGCAACGGGGTCAACGGGCGATGTAACCGCGGTATATTGGAAACTGATAGATGACAGCCAGACAGCAAACTGGCAAAATATCGGTAATTTACAAACGCCTGCTTGGGGCACTGTTGAAACAGCGCAAACCCCCAACTGGGTAGAAATCGTAACTTAAGGACAATTATGTCAAGCACCTATTCCAGCCTCAAATTTGAGTTGATCGCCACGGGCGAGCAGTCCGGCACTTGGGGGGTAACAACAGACAACAATATTGGCACAGCCATTGAGCAAGCCATTGTAGGTATGGCTACTCTGACGGCTGCGGATTTTACGGCCAACGTAGCGACCCTGACGCTTACCAACACCAACGCAGCCCAGAACGCTCGGGCGCTGTGTTTAAACATTGCAGCAGGCGCGGTATCGGCAGCAGGAACAATCAACGTCCCAGCAATCCAGAAACCCTACATCATCATCAATGGCTCAAGTTACACGGTGACAGTCAAAGTCTCCGGCCTGACGGGTGTGGCTGTACCGACAGGCAAGCGCACAGTGGTGTACAACACCGGCACGGACGTTGAAGACCAAATCAGTTTCCTGTCGTCACTGACTTTGTTGACTGCGCTGCCTGCTGCCTCCGGGGGCACGGGGCAATCTTCGTATGCTGTTGGTGATTTGCTTTACGCTTCAACTACTACCGCCCTGTCCAAACTTGCTGATGTAGCAACGGGTAACGCTTTAATTTCTGGTGGTGTTGGTGTTGCTCCGTCATGGGGCAAAATTAACTTGACTACCCATGTAAGCGGTACATTGCCAACTACCAACGGCGGCACAGGGCTGACATCCTTCACCGCTAACGGTGTGGTCTACGCATCGTCTTCAAGTGCATTGGCTACTGGTTCTGCGCTGACGTTTGATGGGACAACCCTCACCTCGGGAGCAAGCGGAACCGCTACAAAGCTGGTTTTGCAAGGCGGCACTCAAACTTCCATGTCCATCAAGTCTTCCACAGGAACCAGTGGATTTTTGCTTGGTCGGGGTTTTGCATCAGATGACGCAAACACGTTCTTCTTGTACGATTCGGCAACAAACCAAAATCGTTTCTACATTGACTCTACACCAAGCATTTACCAATACGCAACAGCATTTGCTTGGAGTAATGCAGCAAACTCAACAGAGTATATGCGCCTAACCAGCACAGGTCTGGGTATTGGGACAAGTTCGCCTGCGGCAAAACTGCAAGTAACCTCAAGCACTGCTGGTGATGGAATACGCATTACCGGAAATAACTTTGCTGGCATGAACTATTACGGTTCATCCGTTAACACTTCGGGTGTTTTTACGGGTCTTGATTCTGGCGGTGGTTTTGTCACCAACGTCCGTGATTCTGGCTATTTGGCTTGGTCAACTACCAACACCGAACGGATGCGTATTGATTCCTCCGGTAACGTAGGTATTGGGACGAGTTCCCCTATCACGGCAGGTGCACGACTATCTATCAAAGCCGTAGGTGATTATGCCGCTGGTTTGGTAATTGGCTCTAACGCATCAGCAGCAAACTGGGCGCGTCTGGACTTTAAGAACACCAACGCTGCAAGTCCTGCAATTTTGTATCAAGACCAATCCGGTCAATTTACTATTCGCACAGATGCGGCATATCCAATTACGTTTGAGACAAATGCTACCGAACGGATGCGTATCGACTCCTCCGGTAACGTAGGTATTGGGACGAGTTCGCCTAGTACAAAACTTCATGTTTATGGGGCAGGAACAACTTCTAGCAGTTACACAAACGGTGATGCAACTGGCGCGACCCTATTCCTGCAAGACAGTGGCGGTTCTAGCGGTAACGGGGGGCAACTTCTTTTTGGAAGTGTCCAAGGTATTTTTGCGGGAATTAAAGGTTTCGTAACAGACGGAACTGGCCCTGCTGGTGATTTGTTGTTTCAAACCAGAGGTTCATCAGGTAACGTAAACGAACGGATGCGTATCAACTCCGTCGGCAACGTAGGTATTGGGACGATTTCGCCATCCCAAAAATTAACAGTAGTTGGTTCAATTGCATCTGCTTCTGCAACACAGTCCGTATTTTATTTATTAAATGCCGCACAAACAACTGGATTTCTTGTTGGCAGAAGTTTGGGTAGTTTAGATACGCAAGACTTCTTTATTTACGACGCCACTGCTGGGGCTTCACGATTGACTATTTCATCTGCTGGAGTTGTTGCCATGCCTGCCTACGGCGCTGGTGCTGCAACATTCTCGGCTGCTGGTGTTATTTCGTCAGTGTCCGATGAGACATGGAAAACCAAAGACGGTGTGCCTGTTGACCCAGATGCCATGCTCAAAAAGTTGGAGCCGGGGTATTGGTACTACAACAATGAGAAGAAAGAAACTTTTGGCGCAGATCGACAACTTGGTTTCTACGCTCAAAACGTCAATGCAGCCATTGGCCCTGAAGCCGCGCCAGAGCCTGAAGAGGGCAAGCCTTGGGGCTACTACGACCGTTCAGTTCTGGCTGTGGTTGTCATGTCGCTGCAAAAAGCATTGAACACTATTGAATCACTCACAACCCGCCTCACGGCACTGGAGCAAAAATGACTACTACCACTTGGATCATTGAATGGATGAACGCATCTACTACTGAAATCAACGGCTTCACTGAAGTTGTTCTGACTGCTGGCTGGCGCTGTAACGGCACAGACGGCACTTACAACGCAACGGTATACGGCTCTTCATCGTTCCCTCAACCGGAAACTGGTGGGGCATTTACACCCTACGCTCAACTGACTCAAGACCAAGTGCTTGGCTGGTGCTGGTCAAACGGCGTGGACAAAACGGCTACCGAAGCAAACGTTGATGGGCAGATTCAAAATCAGGTTGATCCTCCGGTCATTCAACCACCACTGCCTTGGGCTACAACATAACGGGAAACCCCCACCCGACCTTGGGGGCACTGGAGAACTTTAAATGAGTGAAGAACTGAACACACCTGTTAACTTAACTTTGCCTTTGGGCGCAGTCAATATGGTATTAGCGGCTTTGGCTAAAGCCCCGTATGAGCAAGTCGCCGATCTGGTGCAGTCCATTCGTGAGCAAGCCATTCCGCAAATACCAATGCCCGTAGTGGACAAGGCACTTGAAAAGAACGAATAACCCAGACCGTTACTCCGGGTAAAGGGGGTGCTGGCAGACCATCCTATTGGGTTAACGTCTGCCCCAAATTAAGGAGTTGATATGGACGACAAGGGAGCTTTGATAGAAAAAATCACGTTTGCTTTGTTGCCGTTGCTGTTTTCGTGCGTCGTTTATTTAATGTCTGCTTTGTCAAATTTAGCGCATGAAGTAACCATTCTGAACAGCAAAATCAGCCTTGTTGTTACGTCAGACAATAGGCAATCACCAAACTCAGGTGCTGAACTTGCTCGTGAAAAACTACGCCAAGATTTGGAAAAAGAAATCCAAAAAAACCGTGATGACATTGCAAACAATCGGCAAGACATTGCTCTCATTTACGAACGACTGAAAGGAAAATAATGCTGGGACTTGATGCAATACTAAATATCGGTGGCAAGCTCATCGACAAACTGATTCCCGATCCCGAAGCCAAAGCCAAGGCCCAACTTGATCTGGCGGTGCTGGCTCAAAACGGCGAACTGGCCGCAATGGCCAATGAAACCAAACTGGTTGAGATTGAGCAGACCAACACCAGCGACCGTTGGAAAGCCGACATGGCTTCTGATTCTTGGTTGTCAAAGAACGTTCGTCCTTTGACCTTGGTTTATATCTTGAGCGCATACCTTGCACTGGCAATTATGGACGGCACAGGTTTTCACATCAGCGAAGCGTATGTCACCTTGCTTGGTCAATGGGGCATGCTCGTAATGGGCGCTTACTTTGGCGGTAGGACCCTTGAAAAACTGGCCGATATACGGAACAAGAAATGAACTCCAATTTTCCCAAAGCCCTTGCTGCCGTCCTCGTTCACGAAGGCGGCTACGTCAACAACCCCAAAGACCCGGGCGGTGAGACAAATTTAGGCTGTACCAAAGCCGTCTGGGAAGAGCATTGCGGCCACCCCGTAGACACCAAAGCAATGAAAGCCCTAACGCCCAACGATGTTGGGCCGCTGTACAAAAACAAGTACTGGGACAAGGTAAAGGGTGACGATTTGCCTGCGGGTGTGGACTACGTGGTGTTTGACGCTGCGATTAACTCCGGTCCGGGCCGTGCAGCCAAGTGGCTGCAAGCTTGTGTTGGGGTAGAGCCTGACGGTGGTATTGGGCCTAAAACACTGGCTGCTGTGCGTGCCATGGACCCCAAACAATTGATTGACGACTATGGTCGCCGTCGCCTGTCATTCTTGACTGACTTGCCCACTTGGGGTACATTTGGCAGAGGCTGGGCACGACGTGTCGCGGAAGTCACCAGCGCCGCATTGACCATGACTACATGAGGTAGCCCGTGCCGTTACAAAAAATCCTGTTCAAACCCGGCGTAAATAGAGAGAACACTCGTTACACCAACGAAGGTGGATGGTATGAATCGGACAAAGTTCGCTTTCGCCAAGGCACGCCTGAGAAAATCGGCGGCTGGACACGGTTTACGGTTAGCACGTTTTTAGGAATCTGCCGTTCATTGTGGAACTGGATCACGCTTGCAGGGCAGAACCTGGTCGGCGTCGGCACAAGCCTCAAGTTCTACATCCTACAAGGCGGTGCGTACTACGACATCACGCCCATCCGGGCATCTTCTACGATCAACAACAACCCCTTTGTTGCCACGCTTGGCTCGTCCACTGTCACAGTGACAGACACAGCGCACGGCGGCATCACAGGGGACTTCGTTACGTTCAGCGGAGCCACAGGACTTGGGGGCAACATCACGGCCACCGTGTTAAACGCAGAGTATCAAATCACAGTATTAAGCGTTAACAGCTATACCATCACCGTATCTGTCACAGCTTCTGTTGCGGACGTGTCTGGCTCTCCCGGCGGCGGAGCAGCCGTCGTTGCCGCGTATCAGATCGCTACTGGCCCCGCTACAGTTACGCCTTTAGTGGGCTGGGGCGCAGGGGGTTGGGGGTTGGGTACATGGGGGGTTGGGATTGCTGTTACCAACGCTTTGCAGTTGTGGAACCAATACAACTTTGGCGAGAACCTTTTGTTTGGTCCTCGTGGCGCAGGGCTCTACTACTGGACTGCTACGCCCGGCGTGACATCACGCGGTGTCAATTTGACAACCCTTGGCGACGCGCAAACTCCGGTGGTGCAGAACTACATCCTTGTGTCGGACACGTCTCGCTTTGTGCTGGTTTTTGGCACGAACGATCCAAATGCTGTAAATCCCACCGCCTTGGACCCCATGTTCATCCGTTGGTCGGACCAAGAAAATCCATTTGTTTGGACCCCGGCCATCACCAACCAAGCAGGTAGTATCCGTTTGTCGCACGGCTCTCAGATCATCACCGCCATTCAGACCCGGCAGGAAATTGTGACGTTCACCGATCAAGCTGTGTACTCGCTCCAGTACCTTGGCCCACCCTATGTTTGGGGCACACAACTCTTGGGCGATAACATTTCTGTAATGGGGCCAAACACAGTAGCACTGGCTTCCGGAATTGTGTACTGGATGGGCGTGGACAAGTTCTACTTGTACGATGGCCGTGTGCAAACACTTTCTTGTGATCTGCTACGGTACGTGTTTACCGACATCAATCAAGGGCAAGCCGAGCAAATGTTTGTAGGCACCAACGAAGGCTTTAACGAAGTCTGGTGGTTCTACTGCTCGGCAAGTTCTACTACGGTGGACAAGTATGTGGTGTACAACTACCTCGAAAAGCTCTGGTACTACGGCACGTTGGCTCGCACTGCGTGGCTGGACTCCGGCTTGTTAACTTTCCCTATTGCCGCCACATACCTTAACAATATCGTTAACCAAGAAGACGGCGTGGACGACAACTCCACGGCTACGCCAGCAGCCATAGAGGCTTACATTTCTTCGTCTGAGTTTGACATTGGGGATGGCCACAACTTTGGCTACATCTGGCGCGTCCTACCTGACCTGACTTTTGCGGAATCTAATTTGGCCCCTGACGGAAGTCAAGCACAGGTGACGTTGACCCTGTACCCCATGACAAGCTCCGGTTCGGGCGCGGGCACAGCAGCGTCAGCAAGCATAACCAAGATTGCCGCGTACAACATCACCGAAGAGTTTACGGGCATTGTGTACACCCGTGTGCGCGGACGGCAGATGATTTTAAAAATGAGTTCCAACCAGATTGGTACAAATTGGCAAATGGGCGCTCCACGTATTGACATTCGACCCGACGGCAGACGTTGATGGCACAAGTAAATGTCACCCCACCCAACCTACCGCTGGCCCCGGAAGAATACAATCGTCAGTACATGGACAAGCTGGCAAACGTGTTTCGTTTGTTTTTCAACCAGATCAGCAACACGGGTCCTTTGGCGGCTTCAACACAGCGGAACGGAACCAACGTCATCTCGGGTTTGAGCTTCATTGAGCCCAGCACGGTAACGCCAAACACGTTCCAAGTCAGCTTGCCGACAGACGCAGAATACGCTAACCTACGGGTGGGTTCTGTCTATTACGACAGTGCCACCAAAGTATTAAAAATAAAGGTCTGATATGAGCCTTCACACACTTGCAAACAATATGGCATCAGGCGGGGCGGCGTCATCGGTGCCGGGGCACCTGCGTGAAATTGATATTCTTAATCAGTATTTTACCAAAGCCAATATTGCTCCAGAGCAAGGGCTGAAGCTCATTGATGCTGCGGTTAAAAGCGGGTCAAAATTTACCCGCCGTGGCAACACATTGATGGCGTACAAACCGATTGGACCGAACGCTGCCCAGATTTATTTCTTTTCGGTCGATGACCCACGGGCTTTTGCCCAAATAATGAGAAAACTATTTGCTGAGTTAGCGCAAGCAGGCATTCAAACAATTTATATGAACAAAGTTGACCCGACTATTGTTGCGGCCATGCGAAGTATCAATGTGCAAACACAGCAGTCTGATAAACCTGAATACAAGGTAATGGCCACAATATGAACGCCGAAGTAACTCAGCATGGCGCAGCAACAAACAAAATTGACCTGTTGCAAAAAGAGCTTTCCACGCAGCCACAGGTAGCGTGCCCTGTCAGCCACCATTTTGGGCCGGGTATTTACATTCGTGAAGTCGTTATGCCAGCAGGCATTGTTGTCATTGGAAAATATCACCTACATGACCACCTGTGCAATATGATTGAAGGGCGAATGCTTGTTGTAGGCGAAGATGGTGAGCGGAAAGAAGTCGTGGCCCCGTGCGTATTCATGGCCAAAAA